ATATAACTCTTAGCCATGTTAACTCTTCTCTAGTAGTTGTTTCAGCATTAATTTTATTTCACTTACTTCATCTTTTAATTCATCGAACTCGCGTTCTTTTGTGAATCTTTTTATTCGTGCTTGCTTTGCTTTTTCAAATTCACTTCTATTTATATTCAAAATAGCACCACTCTTTGGATCACGTACTAAATCACTATTTCCATCAACCTTTTGATATGCCATTAGTTCAGAGCTATTGTTCTAAGATCTCTTACTCGAGGAATATTAGATGATGTTTGTGAATTCATAACTAATTTAATCTGGTATTTGTCAAACTCTGCTATAGTCGAAGCAAAGTCTCCGCCGATTGTATATCGATATTCATGGAATGACTGTTCATTTTTATCTGCAGGCATATCCGCATCTACTTCTTGTTTGATAAATGATTTTTCAAGAATATCAGAATCAGTACCACTGTTACATGTTCTATAGTAAAGATCAAATTCTGCAGTCGAAGGTCTGTGACCTGCAAACAATACTTTTAAACCAGTCGCAGGAACTGCAAGTGTAACAGGTTTTGTAATATGTTTGGCAAGTGCAGAACCATTAGCAGCATCTGTTTCAGCAACATAAGTAAGTGGCACATTAAAGTTAGTAGTAGCTGATGCATCATTTCTATCAATCTTATTACCGATTGTGAGCAAGTGTGCTCGTTGTAAATCGATAAATGGTGAAGTAAATGTATCGTCAGACGGTCCAGTCAATGTAGCAGTAACAGTACTTGATTGTGCGCTACTTAGATGCGTAGCTTCATTCGAATCAGTAGCAACAACATGAGGTTGACTTAACTGAAGATTCTTTTGGTTTTGTAATTTTACTGCACTTGTACCGTATGCCGTTTCTGTACCAGCAAAAGACTTAGAACCAGTAAGCACACCAGCGTAAGTTATTTCAGTATTACCTGGTTTTTTCTCTGCAACTTGTAACTGAGCAATATCATATTTGTAATGTTGAGTAGCAGTAATCGTAGCACCGCCGAAACTAACATCACTATCCATTGCCGAATCAACTGCAAACTTATATCCAGTACCATCAATACCTGTAATCGTTCTCTGGCCAGTAATACTACTACCAAGAATACCATTGTATTGAGTTGCAGCAGTTAATCCTTGAATATTAACTTTATCATTTACTTGGAATCCGTGATCTGCGTGTACAACATAACAACTATCAGCTGCACCTGTTGCATTCTTAGCATATAAAGGATTTGTTCCGAGTAGTTTAACAGGAGGATTCGCATCCTTAAATACCGCAGTCCCACTCGAAGCAGCAAAATTAGCACGATATATTGTGAACTTAAGATCAGCGTCTCGATTTATTTTTTGATCTCCGCCTACTGCAGGAGGAAACATGGATCCTTTTGCGATATCTTTTATAACTCTTTCTTGAGTAGTGCCAAGTTTGAAATCACCTAATTGTGAATGCCATGCTACATACTCATTAAGATCAGCGCTTTCAAGTGTAAATGCGTATGTTCCAGGAAGTAATGCAATTGGTTTATCAAAGATAAATTGAGTTTCAGTGGCAGCACTTGCACTTGCAGCACTTGACATATTAGAAGCAGTTTTTAATACAGAAGCAATACTTCCTTTACTATCATTTGCAAATCTTAAATGAAGAGTGATAGGAAATGTACTAGAAACTGATTTAAAGAATAAACCAATTTTAGTAATGTATACGCCATATCTTTCAGTTACTTCAAATGTTTGTTTCAGTTGCTGTACTTCTTGGCCAATTATTGTAGTTGCCATTTTATACTTCCTTAACTTTAAATGTTAACATCTTGCCAATTATTTTACACAATGGATTACCTATAGCCATAGTTATTTGACCAATTCTATTTGGTTTATATTTTTCTGGTTCTATTAAATGTGCCATATGTAATGCCCAAGATTGTGGCCACCATGCCATATATTTTCTCATAAATCTTGCACCTAACGCATCAGTTCTTATATAATCTGCTATTGGTTTAGCCCACAAGTAATAACCGTTGTATACGTCTATATCTACTTGACTTCCATAAACTCTATCTAATTCAAATATATCTTTATCTAGTAAGCCTAAATCATATAGCGCGGTACATATAACTGTAGGCGGATCTGGATCACCGCCACCACCGCCAGGATTATTTGCCGGATGGCCTGGAGAATTAGTTTCAGAAACCGGATGATTAAATCCACCCATTTCTTGATGATCTGGTGTACCATTATTATTATTATCTGGTGGTTCACCTTCAAACACAACCGAACCTGTACTTGAATTATTAATAGTTGCTTCAGTAGTTGTTACATTAGATGAAGAACCAACTGCAATATTTTCAGTTTCAAGTACAGTATTTTCAACTTCTTGTAGAATGCCAGCTGATTCAAATATGAAAGAAGCTATAGAAGTTGCTTTTGATTTATTGTGTATACTAATATCCATTAATGTGAATTTCTTTTTACCAGATTTAAAACTGATTGCAGATGTTCTTGGTAATAAGAAATAACCAGATACCGAACCATTCGCGTCTGTTAATATCTTAGTTGTCTTACCACCTAATGCACTCGGATATGTTGTAGCAGCCGAGTAAATATTTGATGCATCAAGATATACTGAATCTCTTGCTAAGCTACCATATTGAACAAATCCACCAACACCTGTAGTTGTATTAACCCATTCTGATACATCTACTGCGTCAAAGAATGGAAAGTATTGTGTATTCGGTCTGAGTCCAGTTGCTTTAAACGATATGAATCGTGATCTCATATAAGGTATATTAACTCTATTAAGAACTTTAGAACCAATAATTTCTTTTACTGTTGAAACGTCTGATACGTAATAGGACTGAGTTTCTCTTTTCTTATATTCGGTTGTAACAGATCCGCTTGTTGATACAGTAGTACCTCCGTCAACTGCATGAGATCCAATGTTATCGCCTGTTTTATATGTAGATATTTCATCATCGCCAATACCTGACCAGTTGAAATCCCAGTTACCAAATATTGTTGCATTAGAAGTATCGAAAGACGCGTCACCCTTTTGAACTCGAGTTGATACAACTTCTGTATCATACCATGCATCACTTGAAGGTGACATTGTTATTGTACCATTTATTCTAGCAGAACCATATGGATTAACAGCTATGCCTCTTGAAGCATTGTCTTGTGTTTTCCATGCAACCTGGCTATATGCCATCATAACTTTATCACCAGCTCTTACGACTCCGCTTGAAGCTGCAGAATCATATACAAGTTCAATAGGTCTTGCAATGAAAGAAGGTCTTAGTTCATTTTTAGCAGGATCAATAGCAGCTCTATAATCTGATAATGATGTATCTGATTGGAAATGGTTTTGGAAATTATCTGCAGTAATACCTGCTTTTAATCTATTCACACCAGTCGAATCAAGTACATCTATATTATTAGTTTCCATCTCTAACATTGTAAGTGCAGTGATTTCTTCTAACTGACCTAAACGTTTTTCTATCTGACCAATGTCTCTCATAGTATATCTACGATTATCAATGTGTTCTATATTACCATCTTCGTCGTCTAACATATATGGATTTAATTGTATTCGAGCAAGTTTCAGAGACTCTCGCTCTAGATCTGGATATTGCGGATTCTCTTCTGCATCTCCAAGTCTTACGCCCAAACCACCAGTTGGTGACATATAAACAATACCTTTTTGTCCAAGATACTTTGTTAAGTCATATTGAATTAAACCATTGTTTTCAGGTAAAGGAATAATCTGATCATCTGTTCCTGTATGGAAGTGATCTGAGTTACCAACTTTTTCTACGGCAGCCGTAGGTCTAAAGTCAAGTACATCTCGTAGTTGTACTGTTTCTCCGTTTACTTGTCGATGTGAAGGTATATCTTCATAGTCGACTTGGCCATTGTAAGAGTTAACTGCGAAGAAATCTCCATTAGTCGCATGTGTGAAATGTCTGAATGCAACTTTAACATTTCCTGCAGGAGCAACTGCTCCGGCTTTTAATATTAATTTACCAACATCGTAGAAGTTATCTCTAGCACCGTTATCAATAATGTATCTGTCTGATATATCGGCATTAAAATTACCTCGTACGTCTTGAATAAGACTTACGTCGTAAATATCTGTCTTGGCTAAATTTATATCTCCATTTGAAGCTGGAGTATAATCTGCTGCTGCTATTGAGGTAAGTGTTTTTGCTTTAACTGTTGCAGCAGTTTTCTTAGCATATACTATGAATGTGTGTGCTTGACTTGCAGTTAATCCAGTAATAGCGGCAGTCGTTGCGTCACCAGCCAAAGTAATAACCATATTACCATCGACTGCACCATCATTATCTGCAGTTGCAATCCAACTATCTTTATTATCCCATACATGATCTGCTGAAATAAGAGAGGCTGCTGTTAATGTTATATTACCAGAACCATCTGGTGTTCCTGTAACTCTGTGTTGTGTTGTTAATGAAATATCTGTAAGTGATGACGGTCGTTCTTTATTGACAGGAAAGAATAGATTATTATTTGTAGGATCTATTATTCGCGCAACACCGCCAACTGCATCATTTCCGCCCATACCAGTTGCTAGTATTTCAATATCACCGTATTGTGTAGCTGAAGCACCAATGCTTCTTACTTTGCTGAAGTTTTTACCGGCATTCATTGCTACATCAAAAATATAAAATCTGTAATTAGTACCGTCTTTTTCTACGGCCCGAACTCTACATGTTCCGATTGTATTACCGCCATGAGTAACGGCATCTCGCAGATTCATTTTCTCTAATGTATGTACTTTTGGAATACCTAGCATTGTAGTGATTACGACATAGTTACCAAATGAAGCTGCAGTCACTTTATTATTTAATGTTTCAGTTGTTCTGGGCTTTGTAATCTTAAGTTCATTTTTAGATGGATAGTTTATACGATTACCGGCAACATATGCTGTACCTGATCCAACAATAATATTTAATTTTGTTGCAGAATCGGCATTAGTAATAAAATCAACCAACATTCTTTGTGTTGTATAATTACCACTTTCTTCAAATGTACGTGCAGCTAAAACGTTGTTTAGTCCCTTTGCTAATGAAGGACCAGCACTTTTACTATTGATACTTTTGGCAATTGCACCGTTAACTAATTCTGCTAGTTTAATAAAGTAATCGCCTGCAGAAATATCAGTTTCATCTATCAGCGTAAGTCTGATTCTATATCGATCTGCACCAGGAGATGCTAAGTTAAGAGTCGCACCGCTGTTATCAAATAAATCTTCATCATCAGATGTTGTTACAATATCTTCAGTAACTTTGAATCCGATTACTGCATCAGGAGTTGAACTAAATTTAGAAACAACAAGCGTTTGTTTAGCAGTATGTACGAAATGACCTTCAAGATAAAATTTACCTTCGTTCACTTCAAAGAGTGTACCTTCGCCAATCGCAGGATTTACGGTTGTGTTTGTTGTTTGGCTTGTTAATGTAACACTTCCACCAACAAAGTTATTACCAGGAGTTGCTTTGATACCGCCTGTCGATAGTCCGTCAATATTGTTTGCATCTAGATATGTTACGTAACAAACTGCAGGATCTGCACCAGCAGCTACTGCTACCTTATCAACTCTAAACTTAATACTCGTAGTTGCTTCTGTAAATATGACACCTTCAACAGTTGTAAGATCTGTAGGTAAAGCATTTGTTGTTTGATCAAGTTTAATAAATGCGGCATTGTTTCTACAGTTTGTTGAACCGCCGACTGCAGCTGCACCATGCGCAAATATAAAATCTGAATTTGTTTTTACGTCATTGTTAATAATCGATTGTAATTGATTGAGCTCACGTTGCTGTAGAGCTCTGCCATTATTAAATAGGACTTTATAATAGTTATCACTATCGCTATAATCGTCTTTATACGTATTAGCAAACGTAGTTTGTATTAGTTGAGTAGCCATCGTAAATCCTTATATTTCGATAATAACTTTAATATCTTCAGTTTGATCTGCAGCTCTTGTAACAGCAGTTCTGTTTTCAACGTATAGTAAATCTCCACTATACTTATTCACTTTTGGTTCGTGAAAAGCATCTGTATCTCCGTCAGTACCAGTTGCTTGAGTATTACCTGCACCACCAGCCGCATCTGTAATCGCTTCATTTTCTTGGAATTGTGTAAACCCAGTTGTTTCTGTTTGGTGATAGTAAATCTCAGATGAGTCTACTTTATCTACATATGCTTTTGCACCTGATGTTCCACCAGTCATGATAGATCTTTGAGTAAAGTTTGATGATATTGAAGCCGTTTGAAGTCTCTTCAATGCATTACCATCACTCAGAGTAAATGCAACACCTGCTGAAGCAGAGTCTGTTTGTAATGGATTTCTTATGAGACCGATTTGTCTGAACGAGTTGCCTACAATAAATTCACCATCTTCAGTTCCTACGGGTTTGGCATTGAACATAATTGCTCTTGCGCGTAAATCATCTCTTGGATCTGCACCAAAACCAGCTTTTGGCCCGAATATTACTTTAGCTGAAGCAACTTTTGTAGGTGAACCTCCTCCAGATAATGCAACACTTGCAAAGTTAAATCCTTGGCCCATTTCAATTGCATTAGGTGCACCTGCACTATCGTCATTCATTACAATCTTAACAACAGATCCGCCACTGATTGTAGCAGTAGCATGTGCGCCAGAGTTTGTAGTTACATCTCCGTCACCTACAATTGTAACAGTCGGACCAGAACTATAACCTGCACCACCTGAATCTAAGCTAATACCTACAATTTGTCTACCGGTTATTGCAGCATTCTGAATGGCAAGCTGTTCTACGTCGGTCGCAGGAGACGAACCGGTAGTTGCACCTTGTAATTTAACTGGAATAAAGTTTGCAGATTTATATTTTGATGCATCTAAAGTTCCAACTGTATATAATAATTTCCATGCATAACCGTCTGATGTTATTATACCCTTTGTAGAAGAACCAGTTGGTTCAACAGTCGAAGGTTGTGCAACTCCGGCAGAGTTTGTACCTTGACGAAGACAAACATAAACACCGTTATTGGCTGTCAACGCATAATAAGGAACAGTTGGGTGAGCCACAACTGAATCATCATATCCAGCATAGGTTGTACCAGATGTCCAGTTAACTCGTGGAATAACAAATGAATAATCAACTGCTTTTTTTACAGACTGAAGACCGTGTCTAAAATCACGTTGTTCTTTCTCGGTATTCGCTGGAGTCGGAGCGACATCAGAGTCATTCCAATCTTCACTTCTTGATATACCAATATAGTAATTAACCGAAGCAGAATCTGCATCATTCTTAAATTCATCGATAAATCGTCTTCTCATATCTGCTGTAATTGTTGCTGCCATTTTACTTTCCTTAAAGTATTATCTCGTTTATGCTACGGTTAGTGCTGGAACTGTACCAGTTGTTGCTTGATTACTAAGTACCCAAGTTGCTCCAGTCCATATCAGTTCTGCTACTGCATATTGCGCAAGCGCTACAGTAGTTCCGTTTGCAAATGTTGCTGGAGTAATTGTTGCAACGCCAGCCCCTAT